GATGCCTCTGAGTTCTGGTCAGCCATCGTAATGGCTTCAGATTGACTAATTGACAGAGCCGCCGAGCCATTATCTACCTCAGCCATACCTACGTTTTCGCTTAACGATAGGACGTAATTATTGATACCTAAAGCAGCAAACGCAGATTGGGAGAATGCACTTATACCAAACATAATCTATCCTAGTAGGTCGGCAATGCCGCTGTTGGTGGTGTAAAGTTCTGTACGTAGCGGGCGTATCCGTTGGTAATGCGGAAGTCATCAATATAACCATTTAAATAGTTACTTGTTTTAGTTCTGTCTGACCCTAAAGCAACAAAAGAAGAAGAACCAGTTGTATATCCTGAATATGTTGTTGATGCAACGGAGCTTCCGTTTACATAAATGGTAATTGTTGAGCCAACTCTGCAAACTGCAATATGATACCAAGTGCTAGTAGTAAACAAACCACTTGACGAATATGCACCAGCGGCAGCACCTGAACCATTTAAAAACTCAAAATAAATAGAAATTGAACTATTTGAAGCTAATTGCCAACCATTCCATCCTGTGCTATCAGTAAATGCTGCAAGACCTTGAGAAATACTTGTGCTATTAAAATATGCCCAACATTCAATGGTAAAGTTTCCACCTAAATTACCACTTGTTATAGAACTAGAAATTGGTGCATTTAAAGTTGAACTACTTGGAAAACTCAAACTCCCTGTCCCATACTTCTTAACACTTGTAGATACTTGTGCAGAGCCTACTGTTTGTAGGTCGTTTTGCATTGCTAAATCAGGGATTCCAGCGTTGGTCATGTTGCATAACAAAGCTGTGTTTGTGATATTTGTAAGAGGTGCTGTAGGCGGTGTAAATGAACTTGTGTAAACTGCAGTTCCGTTTACGATTCTAAAGTCACATACATAACCATTCCATCCAGCGGCTACAGGATAGTTTTGACCATTGATATAAGTTGTTCCGCTTGATGGTGTTGGATTACCGCTATTGGTGTATGTTCCACCTTCTTGAACACCATTCAAATACAAAGTAAACACATTGGTTTTTCTTACCAGTGCTACATGATACCAAGTGCCAGTTACTAAAGTTGTAGTCCCCTGAATAGCTGGCGCAGCGCCTAATGGGTCTATGTAAAGCGCAATTTTGTTATTTCCACTTACACTAGGTTGCAAAATAAAATATTGACTTCCACCTTTTTGCGCCCAAAATGCTTCATTAGTAGGCTGTGAAGTTGCATACCACCAACCTTCAATAGTGAAGTCGTTAGAGCCAAAGTTTAATGCGGAGTTGTAAGCAATAGATAAATCACTGCTTGAGTCTGTATAAGCACTTCCACCAATAGTCGCTGTAGAGTATGGGCTAGTCGGATTAAATGGAGAGAATCTTTGGACTTTTGGAGTGCCGTTTACAGTTAGTGTAAAAGCATTAGGGCTGTTATCAATAAAGCGATTGTTTTGCATTGTCAGCAAAAGAGTATTCGAGTCGCTTGTAAAATTAGTAGTCGCTGGAGTAAATCCACTTGTTGAATACCTAGCTATATTGGATACCCTAGCATTTGAGAAAAATCCAGCAGCAGTTTGCACTCCACTATATTTAGCATTTATTGTGCATACAGAAGCAGAAGTTCCAAAGTTTGTGGACATTGCTCCAGAGCCAATAACAACACCATTTGCAAATAAATAAACTGTTGTTCCTGAGCGCATCCAAGCCCAATGAGTCCATGTATTTAAATAGCTTGAAACAGAACTAGATGTAATGGTATTTGTTCCATCATAACTATACATTTGGTTATTCTGCCAACCAACTGTTAATGATGTGCCTGTTCTAAAATCAAAGAAATTCCAACCATTTGACACATCTGGCGCAGATGTCAAGTAACCCCAACATTCAAGAGTAAATGCTCCTGTGCCAAAAGCCCATACAGAACTACTTGGAGTTGTTAAATAATTTGAGCTTGCTCCACTACCAGATGTTCCTACAAAATAATTACTCCACAAAGTCCCATAAGGGCTAAATGAGCCTTGAGTAGTATTACCATTTCTAGTGATGGTAAAAGCATTAGATGAGCTATCTAAGAATGTGTTGTTTTGTGCTGCGTTTGCTGCACTGTCTCCGTTAAGAAGAAGCGTTACATAGTCATAGTATGGGTCATAAGGACCATAAGGCCATTGACCTTGGCTTTTCCAATAGGCGACCTGATCCATCGTCCAAATACCACCGCAATAAGGTGGGGTAGTCTGTGGTACGTTCGGTGTAGGAGAAATTAAGCCGCCGGGCCAACGTTCGCTCATGCTGTTATTGTCTCTGTAGATGCGCCATTCGGTGCTTTTGGCGGGTTAAACTCGTCTGCAACAGGGTCATATATAAACCCAATCCCAGCGTAGTTTTTACGTAGCGGTGTGCCGCCCAATAAGTGTACTCCGTCACGAGTGTTATAGGAAGTCTGAATCCAAGACTTAGGATCACCAAAAATACCGCTATCAATTACGTCCTGTTCGGCAACGATGACCTGAGTTACGATGTTATTTTCAACTTTAGCAAAGTGTGACATAGTTAATCTTTAGAATGTTATTGAACCAGATGATGTGAATTTATAGATAGTATACGAACCTGAAGTAGTTGTTGATACAGTACCTGTTGTAGATGATGCGGCTTTTTGTACCGCTATTACCACAACTCCAGAACCGCCATTACCAACATAACTTGCATATGCTGGGCCACCGCCGCCACCAGTATTTGTAGCCCCATTTTGCACAGATCCAGAAGTAGAACTAAATACACCGCCTCCACCATATGCGGGTGTTGGGTCACTAGTAGTGCTTCCGCTACCACCACCACCGACATAATAAACACCACTTACATTTTGTCCTGCGGTTGATCCAGAAATTGGGTTTACAATACCAACACCACCAACTGTTGGTGTACCATTGCTTACTGCATTCTGTCCAGAACCGCCAGCTCCACCACCACCGCCACCGCCTATGCTTCCCGTGGTAGTTCCTCCAATATAACCTTGCCCAGATGTAGCAGTTCCCCCAGTTGCAGATCCAGTTCCGCCTCCACCTCCACCAGAACCACCAGATAATCCATTTGCGCCACCGCCATTTGATCCGCCACCACCGCCACCGCCTACTGCTGTTGTAAAACCCGTGATTGATGAATTTGATCCACTTGACCCAGACGTATAGCTGCTTGCACCATTCCCACCACCACCAACAGTAACTGTATATGTTGTTCCCAACGATGGGGTAAACTGACCATATACAACACCGCCAGCACCGCCCCCACCACCATAATAGTTACCTCCACCACCGCCACCAGCAACAATTAAATATAAAGCGTTGGGCCAGTTCCCTGCAGATTTAGCCTGCAATTGTTGTTGTAGAGTCCACTCGCCTTTAGCAGATGAAGATGTTGGTTGTACTGGATTAGCTGTTACAAAGCCACCAAGATAACGCTGGGACATTTATATGCCCCTATTAGCTAATCGCTTCAAAAGTTGCGGTATAGGTAAGAGCACTTGCTGTACCGGATGTCACTGCTACCGATTGGTTTTCAGTAATATAAATATCAGTAGTTTTGTCAATCACAATTAATGTTGCGCCAGCAGGCACTGAAATCTGATACGCAGGGTAAGAAACGACTGTAGCAGAACCGAACGTGGCGTTATTACCAATACCGACTGTAGCAGTAGCCGCAGAACTTGTTGTATTAGATACAGTCAGACCAGTAATCTTATTAACGGTATTTGTAGCTGGTGTTAAGCCAGTTAATGAAGTTGTGCCGTTATAAGTCCAGCTCGTTGTTGCGCTGGTAGTAGACGGAATTACATAGGCAGTGTTGCCATATATAGATGATAGCGCTGCGATATTTGGATTTGCCATTTTTTAGAACCCTAAAGTCATTGAGTAGGCGATTGCCTGAGCTTTTGTTACGCCAGATGATGGTGTTTGCCATGATGGAAGCGTACCAGTACCATTTGAAGTTAATACTTGACCAGTTGTTCCAACACCAGATACTTGTTGTAATGCGCTTGTAGATGATGTACCGCCAGCAACAATCGCATATGGGGTAGTAGAAGTAATACCGGTACCGCCGGCTGCAACAGGTAAAGTACCTGCAGTTAAAGCAGAAGATGATGTTGAATACAGCGCATTGTTAGCAGCACTAAATGATACTAAACCTGTACCGCCATAGTTAGTAGCAATCTGTGTACCATTCCAAACAGCGTTAGTAATCGTTGCATTACCAAATGAAGCTGTGCTTGTACCAAAATCGTAATTATCTGGAATAAGGCTATAGCCAATCCAAGTTCCAGCAGTAGTACTGTTATCTAGTAAAACAATAATATCAATAGCTCCAGAAACAATAGTATCAATAGTAGCTGAAGTGCTATCTGTTAATGTAATTGTCTGAGTAGAGTCGTTATCAATAATATACGCCACGCCTTTTGGCAGCGTTGTAGCTACTGGAAACTGTACTGTTTGTGCGCTAGTACCTGTAAACCGATTGTAATACGGTGAAGCTACAGTTAATGTAGTGGTTCCACCAGAAGTTGCTGTACTTGAAAAGCCTTGGAATATATTGTTTGCGCTAAAGTTTTGATTAGAATCTCTTAGAACAACAGAGTTAGCACCGCTAGAAGCCGTAACACCAGTACCACCATAGCTAACGCCAACTGTAGTGCCTTGCCAAGTTCCAGAGGTTATATTTCCTAATGCACTAACATTTCCGCCGTTTAGATAAACAGCATCTTCTGCGGGGTAGGTAACAAAGACAGTAACCGTACCACTAAATGTAACAGCGCTTCCAGAGTTAGAAGACGATATGATCGTAGTACGAGTTAAAGTAGGCCCTGTAGTAGAGTACGTTCCGATACCTACTTCCCAATCACCAGAAGGGTCGGTTGCAGAATAGAAAGTAGTGTTACCGTTTCCGATAACAGCAAAAGACTGAAACCCTGTAACAGTCCCCGTAAGCGTAAAACTTACAGTTGTGTTGGCGGATCCAGTTTGCTGCACTCTATCGTAAAGAACTAATGCCATTATTGGTTACTCCAAGATTCTTTAGTCCACGTATATCCTTTATGAGACTTACGCTGACCGTTAATGCATTTTATGATATTGGCGTGTTGAAAGCCACCATCTTTAAGTTCTTTTTCACCGACTAAGCGGATGACTGCGCCCGTTTCAATATGAGTGCCGACCCAGATCCATTTACGTTGGTATGTGTTACCAGCAGCATGGTTATTGCCCTTAAACAATTTGCTAGCAGAAGCTTTTTGTTTGGTAGAAGTAGGTAATCCTTGGCGCCATTTATTGCCTTTATGCAGGTTGCTAATCTTTTGCTTAAACTCATCAGAATGTTTTAATCCAGATGGAGTTCCTTTGTTCCATGGAATACTGCCTAGTTTAGCTTGACGGTTTTTTTCGATTTGTTCTGGGGTATGTTTATAGCCAGAAGTTCCTTCGCCACCATCTGTTAAATTTGCAAGGTTGTAACCCATATCACGAAAGCAATCAATTAAAAGTATTTCGTGGTCCAAAGCTTCTGCCTCAGTTTTCCAATGCGCTAATATTTGAACTATAGGAGATCCGTATTTTGCAACAATTTTTTTCCACTTATCGTTTCTATACTTTAATTGATGCGCACGCTTCCCCTGTCCTTTACCTATGTAAAAGATACGACCTTCAGGGGTAGCATGGCTATATGTATAAAACACAAAAAACCTTTTAAAATCAAAGGTTAAGAAGTGGCGGTGGTACTGTAGGTGACACTCACAGTGTCTCCAGCTGAAGTAGTCTTAGCAGAACCAAACGCACCAGCGCTATACAAAGTACCACCAGTATTAGACTGAGTAGAAGAAGCACCAGAACCTGTTACCAAGAAGCAGCCTGTTACGTTACCACCAGAACCGGTGATTGTGTAGGTAATTGCTGTTGCAGATGATGTAACCACGTTTGATGGAGAAGCAACTGCGTTATCTGTAGCTGTAGCAAATACGGCTGTACCACGAACTGCAGAACCGCCGACTGTGTAGTTAATAAACTCAGTCCAACCAGAGTGGCTGGTCATTGTGTCTTCAACGTTAAATGTTGGGCTAGTTGTACCAATCAAACCTAAGTATGGGCCAGTTACGCTATAGCTAGAACCTTTTAACAATGTGTTGAGCATTAACTGCTTACCAACAGCATTAACTAGATTTGGGAACTCTTCAGTCCACTTTAGATTGCCTTCTGAATCACGGCATTCTACTTTATAAAAACCTTCAACGCCAACGGTTTCACCCGCATTGGCTTTAGCCTGCAGCGTAGCGATTGCGCTATCACCGGTACTTGCTAATTCTTTAAACATACTAATCTCCAGAACTAATGACGGTAGCGCTTGTGTAACTACCAATTGATAAAATAGCAGACGTACTAGTCGCTGCCGGGAACTGCACAGTAAAACTACTATTACAGGTCTTGTCTGACCCAAAATTTAACACAAAACACGCTGCTTTTGTATTGAAATTATATACTAACGCACCCCTAGCAGTAAATGATGCTGGGGACCAAACAGCATTAGCAAACGAGATATAAGCCAAATTATTGGTGTTATCCACAGTTGGGGTAACGGTAATAACCAAAGGAATTCCACCAGCCGTATAGCCGGTTCCAGTGACCTCATTTACTGAGGTATAGGCTGTAGTTGTATTATTTAAATTGGCGTTGCCGTTATAAAGAGCAATGTAATAAGTCCCGCTGGTAAAGTTTTCGTTACCATTTAGGAGATTTTGAGCAAATGAGGTGGTAGAGCCTTGAACAATCATGCATTACCCTTAAGGTTAACATTAAGTTTAGTAGCCCCATCTCTGTAGAAGTCGCCACGGTCAAGGCCGTCAGCAAGGCGTCTAAGCTCTTGTAATGCTTCTTGATACTTATTCTCGTAATAGGATACCAAATCTTGTTCCTGCTTCATAAACAGCATGGCTTCACGCATAGCTCCATAAAATAGAACGGGGTCGTAGTTATCACCAAGCCAGCTTGTACCAGAGGAATTGGACACTCCAGTTACAGGAATGCTAAATCCAGACCCTGTAGAGCCAATAGAGCTAGAGGATAAAACGTCACCTACAACATAAAAATTACCGCCAAATGTCAGGGTACAAGATGTTACTGTGCCACCAGAAACCACGATATCCGCAACTGCATTAGCACCTGAGCCGCCAGTTAGTGAAACGTTTTGGTATATACCATTGGTATATCCTGCACCCCCCGTAACTGCGCCCAAAAGCGATATTTGACCCTGCACAATAGTAGGTGGGTAATAGAAATAGTGCATTTCTACCGTGTAGCTCTGGTCAGGTGTAGGTGCAACAATATAAGTTAACTCATTAACGTTGTTTAATTGTGAGCCAAATAATCCATAATATTGGGGTAAACCCGTAACTGAAGGATTAGGATAGGCTTGACGCATAAAACTGACGTCTTTATTAAGCAGATAATTATAATTCCCAGATGAATCTATAACCGAAAGCGAATAATTAGCCAACCAATCTAGTGGCAATGCCAGATATCTATTGTTTGCTGATAGATTACCGGTAACGTTTTTACGTAATGGGGCTAAATTTACCGAGTTATAAATGCGGGTTTCTGCTTCTATTACAAACGTAGGAATATTAGCTACGAACAACTGCTCCGTATTTTCAGCATACGCTTGAATCGAGTTGTACAGTTGC